GCGTCAAATTGACGGGATTGCTGGAGAAGCACCTCAAGGAGACCCAAACTGCGGTTTTAGAGGAGTGCATCGAACTTGACAGCGGGGATGGCCGCATAACTTACTCGTGGAAGCCACTGCCGCGAACGTGGTCGAAAGAGGAGCGGCTGGCGTACAATCTGGTGATGGCGGCAATTGGCTACAAGCTGCGGGTCAAAGATGACCATGGCAAAGAGGTGATTATAACCGTCAAGCCGGACCTGGGCATTGCCATGGCCCTGGTTGAGCGGTTCCACGGCAAGCCACGCCAGGAAATTGACCAGCGGAATATCGGCGATACGGCCGCGACTCCATCAGCAGCGGCCCGCGAGTTGTTCAAGAGTCTTTCGGCGGAAGTTGAACGGCAAGCCAATGAACGATTACATCGCGCCACCGCCCCTCCACCGGCCTGAATATCCGGACGTGTGGGTTTGCCCCAAGACCGGGGAGATGGTGGCTAAAGACTTGGGGAAGAACATGGAAGGCCGCGTGCGCCTCCTGGAAGCGTGCGAGCGCGAAGAAGGTGTTCGTTCGCAGGTCATGGAGTGCTGCCGCGAGTCGATCCTGTACTGGATCAACCAATTCGTTTATACTGAATCCTTCTTCATGGTGGATTCCCAGGGCATCAGCCGCACTCGCCCGGTGAAGGAGTACCCGTTCATCACTTGGCCCGCACAAGACAGCTTGATCCTGCAGGTTGAGAAGTCCATTGACGAGAGTGAGTCGCTGCTGGTGGAGAAGTCCCGTGAGGTCGGGGCGTCGTGGTGCGTGTTGATGGTGTTCCTGCACAAGTTTTTGTTTTCCAAGCAGCCGGTGCAATTCAGTGCCCTTAGCTTGCGCGAAGCGGACGTGGACAATGTGTCTGGAGATGTTGTTAACTATCCATGGGGAACGGTGAGTGACCCGTCCACTTTGTTCGGCAAACTAGATTATGCTTTGCGTAAGCTGCCGCCGTGGATGGTTCCGGAGGTTTACCGCAAGCGGCTTCAGATGGTGAACATGGCCACGCGCAGCCGCATCGAGGGGAGTGCGTCCGCCACTTACGCCTTGTCCTCACAACGCCGCAACGGGTTGCTGATGGACGAGGCAGCAAAGACCGATAACTTTCGGACCATCTGGCAAGGCACGGCGGACGTGGCCCGTTGCCGGCTGGCCATATCCACTCCCGTCGGCCTGGGCACATTTTTCACTCAACTTCGCAACAGCGGGACCGTGCCGGTGGTGGAATTGGGGTGGTGGCAAGACCCCAACAAGGCATCCGACCTGTCAGTGGTGCAGATTCCGGGGGGCCATTACTGTTACAGCAGCAATTGGTATCGGCACGAATGTGCGTTGCGTACGCCCGCCGACGTGGCCAGCAACCTGGACATTAAGCACATTGAGTCCGGAAGCGTGTTCTTTCCGACTGCGATGCTCCAGACGTATGCCAAGTCCCATTGTGCCGATCCGCTCCTGCGGCTGCACATCGACTTCCGGCCCACGGTGGCGGATGCGGAGATTGTGGGCATCCTCAACACGCGGGACGTGTCGAAGGTCCGTGTGACCGCCGCCCCAAACGGCCCGTGGCGGATTTGGGTGAGTCCTCAAGACGCGCCGTCGTTTACGCCGCTTCCAGATGAGTTTCCCTTCAAGCCGTCGTTTGGCGGCTCCTTGATATTCGGCGTGGACGTGTCCCTTGGCGTGGGGGCCAGCAACAGCGTCATTTCCGTGTTCCACCGCCTGACCCGCAGCAAGATTGCTGAGTTTGTGGACGCCCGCACGCCGCCCCACGTCTTGGTCCGGCTGGCCTGTGCGGCGGCTCTTTGGTTCGGCCAGACCACGCGGCCCCTGATTGTGCCGGAAGCAAACGGCGTGCCGGGCTACGATTTTCTGCGGCAGTTGAACAATGTCTATCGGTACAGCAATATTTATCAAGAACACGGGCTGCTGACCAAACACGATCAGAAGTCGGATAGTTTGGGGTATCACTCCTCCCGCCCCAAGAAGGCGGTCTTGCTGGGCAATCTTGTCCGGGCGTATTCGCTGGGCAACTACCACAACCCCTCTCAGGCGGCGGTGGATGAGGCCATGGCGTATGTTCTGAATGCGGACGGTTCGCTGGGGCCGGCGGAATTGCGAGAGGAGTCAGCGGACGCCAAGGCCACTCACGGGGATCGGGTGATTGCCGACGCCCTGGCCATCTGGCCGGGGAACGAGCAGGAGGCTTGGCGGGAGGAAAAGAGGCTGGCCATCGCCAGCAGGGACATTCGGAATCAGGTGCCGCAGTTTGACCCCAAGGCAAAATATCCGGAGGGGAGCATGGGGTATCGTTTTCAGCACAGAGACACATTGTCCCTCACAGGGCCGCGCCGGAAACTTGAGGACGTGAAGCCGGGAGAACGGGTCAATCTGCGGGATTTTGTGTGAGCGAAGGCTATACTCTTTTATGGATATTCTGACCCAACTGTCCCCCGAAGACATCATTGCCATGGCCGGCAGGGGCTATGAACGCTTCTTGCCCAACCGGCTTACCGCGAAGTTGACGATTCAACAGTCCGCTGGGCAATACTACGGACGCTCCGAAGGGAAGTACCTCTCCGCCCCACTGGCGTTGTCCTTCAACGCCGCCCGCGTTTTGCTGCCCAACCTTGTCATGTCTTTCCCCCGCCACGTCATTGAGACTCCGTTCCTGGCGTCGCGGCAGTTCGCGGAAGACTTGGGACAGGCATTGACGTACGAAGACAATCGCTTGAACATTGCTGACGTGTACCGTCGGGTAATTGTGGATGCTATGCACAGCCTGGGCATCCTCAAGACCGGCATCGCCGCCGGCGGCACGGTTGTGGAAATGCAGACAGAGGACGGCGGCACGCAGAATGTAGATGCCGGTGCCGTGTACTCCGAACGGGTGTCATTCTTCAACTTCGTTGCTGACCCTGATGCCCGTGAATACCTGTTTGCGGACGCCCGGTTCATGGGCGACATTATTCGCCTGCCCCGGCAATCCTTGCTTGACAACGATGATTATGACCATGATTTGGTCATGTCTCTTACCGCCCCCGCCGATTCCGCCAAGCGCCCTCGTGCATCTTCTTTGTCCCAGCGTCCCACTGACGTGGCCACGGGGGACGAAGAAGAAGACATTGTGGAAATTTGTGAATTGTACGTCCCTTCCGCCAATGCCATCGTCACGATTCCCGGTTCATTTCAGCGGCAGGACAAGTTTCTGCGGGTTGCCGACTTTTACGGTCTGAAGAATCAGACCGGCCCGTACACGTTCCTGTCCCTGACGTTCCCGGTCCCGGACAACCCACTCCCGACACCATTCTTTTCCGTGCTGCTTGACTTGGAAATGCGGGCCAATCGCATGGAGTCCAAGATTATGGCGCAGGCGGAGCGGCAAAAGGATATCACGCTGTACTCCCCCGACGCGGTGGATGCGGCGACTTTGGTTCGTGATGCCGCCGATGGCGACATGGTGGCCTCCACGGACCCAAACAGTGTCCAGGTGAAGTCGTTTGGTGGCCAGCCGCCGATCAACGAAGAACACTTGAATATGTTGCTGGACCAGTACAACTCCCTGGCCGCGAACATCGAATCCCTGTCTGGCGTTAAAACCGCCGCCAAGTCCGCCACCGCCGCGAATATTTTGAATCAGAACGCCTCCATTGGCTTGGCCGACATGCAAAACGCGGTGTACGCGATGGCCGCCCAAGAGGCTCGCAGGCGGGCGTGGTACATCTTTAACGATCCGTTGCTGGACCGCACCGTGTCCCGCCGCCAGTCCGTGCCCGGCCAAATGGTCATGTCGCCAACAGGGCCGCAGTGGATGACACCGCCGACCGTGCAAGAGGTTGAAGTTCATTTGACCCCCGAAGCCCGGTCCGGTGATTTTCTGGACCTTGTGTTCACTGTTGAGCCGGAATCCATGGCCCGGCGCGATTCCAAAAGCCGGCAGCAAAATCTCCTGACGTTTGCCCAACAGGTTCTTCCGGCGGTGTCGGCGACTGCTCAAGTGTTCCAGACGCTTGGCGTGCCCTTCGACACCGTTACATTCCTGTCCCAAGTCGCCAAGATTATGGATTTAGAGTGGTTTGACAGTGTGGTTTACAGCCCGCAGGTTCAGGCCAAGGCGGCAATGGAGTATAACAAAATCCAGCAGTCCACGGGCCAGGACGTGCCACCCGACTCTAAGCAGTTGCCAAACCCAACACTGGCCGGTGTCCTGCAAAACGGCCAGCCTGGCCAAGTCCAGGCCCCGCAACCCGGTCCCGCGATGGCGCAGCGGCAGGCGGCACAGGCGGGGG